GGAGTGATTAACCTTTTGCGTAGGAATTACTCCTTTTTTCTTTTAACATTTATACACGCTTCCTTTACTGAACAATATCTTTCAAAAAGTCACTTAGACCATCTTCGAACATTACTAATATGTTCTAATTCTTTCCCAATACTTATCTGCCTATATACTTCGCAACCTCTATATTTCTTAGTAGGATCATACGCTCTCTTTTTCGGGCACCCTTTGCACTTTAGAAAGGCAAATCATCCTGACTTACCTCAATTGGTCCCTTACTATTAGCAAAAGGATCTTCATCGACCCTTGCATAACTTGGCTGGTTGTTATTACCGCCATATTGCCCCTGTGAACCACCTTGATTCGGTCCACCTGTATTTGTACTAGATTCGTAGTTTGATGCGCCCTGTGAGCTCCCTGTGCTGTTTCTTGGCTCTAAGAATTGGATACTGTCTGCTACAACGTCTGTCGTATAGACACGCTTGCCATCCTGCCCCTCATAGCTGCCTGTTTGGATTCGCCCTTCCAAGCCTATGAGACCGCCCTTCTTCATGAAGTTTGCTAGATTCTCAGCTTGTTTACGCCAAGCTTGGCAATTTATGAAGTCTGCCTCTTGTTCACCGTTTTGCCCTTTGAATGTCCTGTTAACTGCAACTGTGAAGCGACATGATGCGATGCCATTTGGTGTAAATCGTAATTCCGGATCTTTTGTAAGGCGGCCAACTAAAACTACTCGGTTAATCAAGCCTCTACACTCTCCTTCTTACCTAACATTTCTAAAACCTTTTGTCTCTCTGCCTCGAAATCTATCGTGTTGCTAGTAGGCTCAGTAGAAGGCTTTGGTTCTTCACTATCATTGCGATTAGCGAACCACTCTGGAACAACCTCTGTACGACCATTTTGCTTTTGATAAGACTGGCTAGATTGCTGTCGCTTGTTTTTCCCTCTTTCTTCCTTGACCTTCAGTTGCTCAACGTTCGTTATAAAATCCTTTCTCCAGTTTGTTAAAATTCGTTCTGTATACTGCATTGGTTTGTTTGGCTGTTGAAGTGCTGTAATTTTCATAGCCTCATAAACAAGTGCTGGATCATTTTCTCTAGCCATGTGTTCTATGCATTCGCAAATATAGCCAGATGCTCTTTGAATGTTTTCATCATAGAATTTAGTTAAAAATACTAATTGTTCCTCAGTGACATACGACTGACCGACTTCACCCTCTGTTGTTTGTTTTTCTTTTTTATTTTCTTCTTCTTTTTTATTTTCTTTTTCTTTTTCTTTTTGTCCACTTATCGTTGACGTATCGTAATACGACTCGTAGACGTTACGTACAGAATCATTCGGGATTCCTTCACCAACCCATTGAATAAGTGAAGTATCTTTGACCTCTTTTAGTTCTGATCTCACACAATCAAGAATTGGTTTACCACCACGATTCAGGTTGTATTTACCCCAGTTTTTAATTGCTATTTCCCGTGTATCTTCGTTGTATTTAATAAGCTCGTGATGGTCTCTAAAGCGTTGTAATAAAGCTCCAGCACTTTCCATTGAATAGCCCATATCAAAAGCTATTTGTTTTTTAGTAATTGGATAGATACCAATTTGAGTCGTACTTTCATTTGTCAGCAAATACAGAAAGAAGTACTTGTCCTCTGCTGTCATTTCCTCAACTACACGAGGATCATTCCAAAAAGTTGTATAGACGTATCTGAATTTAGCCCTTTGCCCTCCACTCTCCCTTTATCTTAATATTCTAATTATTAATATTATTAAGCATTAACTAGTGCATTTTTTTATATTTTCCTTCCTAAAAACTAATAGAGCACGCTAGGAAATAAGTAAAAAATTTCCCGGGTAAGCGCAAGAAATGACAAGCTTAGTTCTACATTCCAACACCAAGCGTCTGATTTCATCGTTGTTCCCTCTCGCCTGCTCAAATATCCCAGCAGGCAGAAGGACTTTGTGTGGTACGTTATTCATCCATCTGCACCACCTAATCTAGTAGATATTCAATTTCAAATGTGCCACTAAGTTTCTTAGTTGCTCGACAAAATTCGCACTTGTCACATCGGTGTGGATTTCTACGCCCTAGCTTTGCATCTAAGATGCTTGGCAACATTGATTGAACATATTCTTTCTCGAAGTCGAAACGCCTTGAATCGAAGTGTAATACGGCCTTATTAGGTGGCGATTCTTTTGTAACTGCCACAATGTATGGATCATAGTAACACCCTGTATTTTGAAAGATAATTTCTCTATATACCCACATTTGCAGCACGTAATCAAAGGCTTGTACAAACGAAACCCAAGCATTATATTTCTCGCTCCAGTATCGTTTTCGAAGCTCCTGCGTACTTTTTAAATCGCTGAAAAATCCACGGTCGTGATTGATGTTATCGACTTTGATTTTCCACTTTACACCGAATAATTCACCTGTATAGATGACCTCTTTTTTGCCCTGTAAAGCGAACATACAAAACTCGTCATTTTTGATGGTTTCAATCATGTCGTCAGCTTTTTCATAATCTTTATATTTACCACCTCTGCTACCATAAATGCTGTTGTGGTTCTGTTCTAGAAATTCAGCAAATTTCGTATCACTTTCAAAGGCTGCATGTAAATATGAACCTACTAATAATGCTGTTGAAGGAGGACGAGAGAACTCGCCCCTTACCTCTGCAAATGTTCTAGCTTCACATTCCACAGCACTCTTAAACTGCGACACCGACATGTAGTGCTGATTTGCCTCATTCGAGTGGTAATTTTGGCTGTTCAATTGGAATGTCGTTTGGTGCATCTGATTTCACCTCTTCTTTTGCTTCTTGATTTTCCTTTTTGAAATCAACTGCTAAAGCGCTTGACTGGTTTTTACCAATCTCTTTATTGAACCAATCATCTGCAATAGACATTCCATCCTTGATGGAGTTTCGGATATTCGTTAATTGCACAAGGTCAAATTCACTAAATGATGAAGCACTATAACCGAAGCGATCTTCTATCATTTCTTGAGTAACACCATACTTTTCTTTAAAGTGAGCTAATGCTCCACTGACACGTTCTTTTAATGGTTTATCAGATTGCCCAGATAGTGTTAATCGGCATTGTTCAATTGCCATTTCTACAACATCCCCAGGAATAACACCTAAAATGCATGCTCTTAATCGACGAGCTCCATCACTTGCTACTCTTTCATAAATATCTCTTGGGTCTGTTAATGGTATTAAGTTTCCTCTGGCACTACGTACATGCTTTACAGTAAACACTTTTTCTTGACGGACATTCGTTTCTAAATCCCAACAAAATGCTTTGGCAACTGATTCACCTTCACGTTGCTCCAACTCTTGAATACCATAAGATAAATTACCCCAATTCTGTGCTAACACTTCTGCTAAACGTATAGAAGCACCCTCAACCTTAGTAGAGCCTCGATTATATGCATACATAGAAGTTCCAGCGAGCGAAGGTCTTTTGCATGCATCTTGTATTCGTTTCTCGGCTTCAAAATAATTACGTGGAAATGATTTTGCCATAAATATTTGTCCTTTTACTTCTTCCATCTCACGGGAGGAACTAGCTTGTGCTAGTACCCCTTTTGGTTGTTGAAAAGGAATTGGATTAATAAATTGTTCTGCTAAGTTACTCATTGATATTCCTCCTATAGTCCGCTATAATTGCTCTAATATTTGATTTGTAAGCCACTCTGCCAAGTGGTTTATTTTTTTGTGTAAAATTTGGCATTATAGTTATCCTCTAAATACGTATGGATGTTATCTAGATGAACGATATCCCCATTTGAAAACTCCATATAATCATCATTGAAAACTATTAAACTGCCATAGATATCACGGAAATCTGTCTCTATATATCGAAATGTAGGTACACTGTTTACAGCTTCAATTGTTCCTAACACCATCGGATTCTCTACTTCAATAAGTTGTTTCACGCTATAACCTCCTTTTGTTTACGTAAAACTTCTGCATATGATTTTGTGACAAAGCTTGTGTAGCGTACATTGTCCTCAATTGCTACTAATGTAAATATGATCCCGGTAAACTCACTGATGATGTCATACTCAGCAAATCGTTCCTCAAACACTTCTGTGTCTATACGTACCTCTCGCATCTTTGGCTTGAATTGATCAATACTCATGATTCCCACCTTCTTTCTGATGGCGTCCCATCAAGCAACTCACAGTGGCAAAGCAATACCGTAGGGAGACAGTACTGTAAGCTGCTTGACGAGAGCGAGATAACACTCGCAAACGTTCAATTTTCATGCTAAAATGTTTCTATATTCCATAGTTTATTGGCTGTTTAATCCCGCAATGATTAAACAGTCTTTTTATTGCCAATTAATTTCTCTAACAACTTTTTATCACAAAAGAAATGTACATAAATTAACCTCTGTTTTAATGTCATGTGGCGCCACGCTCTAGGCTTGATACGCATACTTTTTAATCACCTCACTAAGCAGTCCTCTTTCTTGTAAATCTTTAATAACCCAAAGGAAATTTTGTTGATCAAGTAAATGTGCTTTTAATCTCTCAATTTCATATGTTGCTTTCTTGATTTTTCTCATGCATTCTGCTGAAAGATGATACTCTCCTCGCTCGTTATGAACGCCAATAGCCACTAATAAATCCTCATTACAAGCCTCTAACATAGCTATTTTCAGTTTTA